CCTCTATCGTCCATAAATGAAGCCCTCTGTTGGCCCACTCCAAAGACATAAGATCAAGACTGCGGCGAGCGGTTTTAAGATCATACCCACTCCGCATCTCCACACCCGCACGCTCAAATGCCTCTTCGCAGATGTCTGCAATGTCCAGTGTAAAGGTGCTTGTACCGCTAGTTGCCATTACGAATACGCCTTCTTCTTCTTGACCTTCTTGCCGGTTTTCTTAGCATACTCCTTGGCCTTCTTCTTCCCGGCCTTGGTATATGCAAATTTTTTCTTTCCAACAGTTGGCATCAGCTTTTCCTTTTTGAGGCCTTACGTCCTTCAGAGAGTGCAATAGCAACAGCCTGCTTGCGGCTCTTAACCTTCGGGCCCTTTTTACTCCCGCTGCGGAGCTTGCCCTTCTTGAACTCTCCCATCACCAACTTTGATTTCTTCTGCGCCCTCGTATTACTTTTTTTTGCCATCTGGATCTTTCTTGGGCGCACAAACACACGTCTCTGGACTGGGAAGCTGACCGCCGCATTTCTTACAAGTAGTCATTTGACTAACCTTGACGCAATAAAGCGATCAAATTTCTCTTCCATCCTGTCAAAGCGACCAATAATTTCCTTCATATCCTGCTGAAGATCCTCCTTCGTTACATAAGTCTTGGCAACTTCCTCGCGGGTGTCAGCAAGTCTTCTTTTAAGATCGGATACTTGTTGGCTCATGCCCCGCATCCAGTAAACAAAAGAACCTCCTCCTATAGTAAGAATAAGGTTCCAGATTATTGTTGGGTCAATATCCATCACGCATAATATTTAACAGCGCGGATTACGATCTCATAGCTATCNCCAGAGGACGCAGACCCTAACGTGGACAGCAGGATATCTCCTGTTGGACTGGTCCCATAAGTTTTCAGACCGCCGACTTCAGAAAGATCTTGATGAGTCCAACCCGGACCCATATCAAAGGCAACAACATCCGTGGTAGCATCATACCAGAGGCGCACACCATCAAAGCCATGAACCTGCGCCCAAACTTCCTGAATACGAACTTCATCACAAGCAGCGCCGCCGAGCATTACTTGCCAGCGCCGAGACATCAATCTTTGTAACCTTGCTCTCTCCAGTATTATCAGAGAGATTCGTCAGTTGCACGACAAGCTGCCGCTCCCCGTCTTCAATAGTTGTAACCGCTACAGCGTCAGCCATAAGATTCTCCTATTAGGATAGGGGGGGCATTGCCCCCCCTGTCCCATTACTCAGGTTTACGCATCAGCGAATGGCGTATCTATACTGCCAGAGCCAACCAAGACCCCCTGCACCAGATACTGCGCCGACTTCAATGCAGTACATTCAATGTAGCTACCGACAATGCCACCCGTAGTGGTGCCGTTGTAAGTCATTACATCGTTTGATGCGGCGGGAGAATAAATCTCAAAGGAACCGCTACTAACACCAACCCCGATGCTACCCACAAATTTGTCGGTGCCATCAGTCTTGATATCCAGATCAGTCGCCAACGTCTCAATATAGAAACGGAAAGTAGCGCCCTGATTGTTTAAGGTATTGGGATCATCGCCGGGACCGGCAGAACTGGACGTAGCCGTAGTCACGATGGAAGGAAGCGTGATCTTGCAATCCGCGTCATTCACCGTGATCAGCCTGCCTGCATGATCAGCGACAGTGATATTGGTATCGGCAGTGAGGTTGACCACCATGCCGGGGCCTGTGCCGTAGAACCCGTTAAGGGAACGGACGGGGCCGTCAAAACTTGTGCGAGCCATAAAACTATTTCCTTCTTACGAAAGGTTTCGCCCCAGAGTCTTCGTAAGCGTCGGCTGGGCCCGTCGCTAGGGCTGTTCAATCCCAGAGGTAACAAAGAGAAAGGGGAGGGCAAAGCCCTCCCCTTAATCCAACGATGTTATGAAGCACCCGGTGATCCAAAGACACCCAGTGGATCAGAAACACCAAACGAATAACGCTCGCGGCTCTTATACCGTACATTCCCGGTATTAAAATCCCCGTCCATTGCTGTAGTTAATGGAGCGCGTTCAAAATGTTTCAGTCCATTCGGGACATCCGTTATGAGCATCCACGCATTCCCATCAGTTAAGTAATGGTTAACGCGATAACCCTCTGGCACCGTGCCATTATGCTTAATGGCATTGATGTCGTTGTCAGCGGTTGATGGCCGCTGTTCCGTATCCAAGATACGAGTTGCAACAAACATCAGGTCTGGCGGAACAATCATCCGACGCGGACGAGCCGCTATCAGAAGACCACGTTGATCCGTCCACTTAGCAATCTGGATGACCGCCGCCTCAAGAGAGGTTTCGTTCAAGTCAGCCGCCGTGGAAGGCGTGTTAGAATTAGTGCCACCAGACACGAGTGGATGCGCGGTATTAAACAGCGTCACCCCATCCCCTGATTGATATGTCCCACCGGGCATACCGTTATTCAGTGGATGCGCAGCCTTAACCTGCTTGGTGTACGCCATCGCACGAGCGAGCGCCTTGGTGTAGCGGGCACTGACGGAATCATAGAGGTTGTCCTCCATTGCTTCCTCGGTGATCGCAAAACCCATTGCAATCGTTTCGTGGTTATACCGTGCGGTGTAACTTTCCTGCGCGTTGTCATAAGAGATTGCAGAGCCCTCATTCTTTACAGGCGCTGCGTCAAAGCCAGCCAAGGCAACTTCTTCTTCAAAGCTGCGGTCAGATGACTCTGTCTCATACAACTCTTTGTCCTCTGCTTCGTAGTCGGCATACTCAAGCCCAAACAAAGCATTAAGACCCGGCAGGAGTTCTTTAAGCATTTGGGAGCGTGAAATAGCCATAGCTCAATCCTTCCTTAAATGCCGGTCGTATCTTGATATTGATGAGAGGCGCAGGAGTCGCCAGTGGCGTCTCCACCTGAGTTCCACTTGCAGATGACATCTGTAAAGGCGTCACCTACTGAGGAATTAGGTCCGTCAACAAAACCAATAATACGGAGTGGCAGGGTTTTAGTAGCAGCCAGCGTGCCAATCGTTACGGAGTTCTTACTCGTACCGATGGCGGTTGAACCAGCCGTTTGGGTAACGCCAATATTGTTACCAAGCGCAGTCTGGGCGAGAGTGCCACTAGCCTGTACTTGCCAAACAACATTGGGATCATCAACCACATACGCAAATGCATCGGAAGCAACCAGATCGGCAGTCCACTGCTGTGCGAAGGTAAGCTGACTTGTGTTGGGATCGGTGTAGCGACACCCAACAAATATTCCACAAGGCGTCATCGTTGTGGTTCCGCCGTCTTTTTCAATAGTACCGGAACTTACAATCTTGACAGCATCCCCATAGAATATCTGGGTATTGTACCCACTGGCAATACTGATGTGACGAATGGAATCACTCCACGAACCACTACCCAGCAAGCCAATCGGACGAAACCCATATGGCGCTGCACTTGTAGCCATATTGCTATCCTCCTAAAGGATTTGAGTTTAAACCAGACACCAGCCTACGATGGCTTGGTGCCACCTCCGAAAGTCACTCTCGTGCTTGACTCATTGAGCTTCGGCATACGAGGGTCAGACTCCCGCATATAGTTCTGGTCAACAGAATCCATCTGCTTCTGAGCCATATCATTGTAATACTTGTTTCTCGCCTGCACATTCTCAGCGGAAGTTTTACAGAGAAGCAAACCGCCAATCTCTATATTCCCGTCAAACGTACTATTACGATCTGAAACAAGCATTAACTCTGGATGGTCTTCAGACCTCACAGGCTCCCAACCTTCCCTGAACCGCTTAGACACATTTACATTGTCTGCGGTACTAAGAATGCTGGTCCGAATCCACCGAAAGACATAACCGTCCTGCGGCGATGGATCAGGTAAAACCTGCGGCGGTTCCCAAGATTTATTACGCTCAGAAGCCGCTCTGGTTTCTGCTTCCCTTGGTTTGCGCTCTATTGCCTTTCCGTCAGCCATTGCCCATCTCCTTCACAAGCTGCTGTGCGTACTGTTCTGGCGTTAACCCAAGTTTACGAGCGAGGTTCACTTGAGACTGGTTTAATTCCACTCTGCGCGGTGCTTTGCCGCCCCTTCTAGCGGGTGCCACAACCGGAGTACGACGGGAAGTCGGTGCATCACCAGCGTCTGCTGTCTTCCCGAAGTGTTCTGCAAACTGTTTCTGCAAAGCTGCATCAATGTTTTCGTAATATTGCGGGTTCCCTCTCGGGTCCATACCTTGCAAAACAAGTTTTTCGTGTAGTCCAATCGCAAACCCTGTCATTTNTTCATAACCGGGTGATTGGAACCATGTGTTTTTCTTTAACCAATCCACCGTCAACGGATCAGGCGGTGGTACTGCTTGCTGTTGAGGTTGCTGTTGAGGATGCTGCACCGCCGCTTGTTGTGGAACAGGCTGCGCGGGGGCATATACATACTGCGCCCTCTCTGCATTAAGTCTGGAGAGTTCGCTTTGGGCATCAGTAATCCCGTCTGCATCTCCAGCTTCATACGCCTCCTTATATCTCCTCTTCGCTCCGTCTATCTCTGCATCCGTTTTGGCAGACACCTGATCGTAAAGCAGTTTACGTTGGTCAGCCAACTGTTGTTTCAGGTTTTGGTTCTCACCCTGAATTGCCTGAGCATAGTTAACTGCCTCTTGATTTTCCCGAAGCGCGCCCTCCTTGGCACGCCTTTCTTCATTCCACTCATACCGCAGCTTATCAATTCTTTTGCGGATACGGTTTCCAAACTGACTTTCATCAAGGTCGTCATCCTCATCTCCAGCCCCTTCCACCCTTGGTGGGCGCTGGTCTTCAGACGGCGTGTCATCTACAACGCTGACCTCAAGCTCATCAAGCTCATCT